GGATGATCAACTTTTAATCTTGTTTCGATTAACGAATTTAATTCTGTTTTTAATATTGGATGATTAACACAATATAATCTTTGTTCTAATATGGCGTTTCTTAATGAAATATATGGGTCTTTAGTTTTATCAACAGAAATCAATTCTGTATCTATTCCTATCAAAGAAATATCTTGTCTTAAATTTGTTGACTGATAACCATCAGTAGAAACAACGGCAATAGGTATGCCATTTGCTTTTAAATCTGCAATAAAATCTTTTAGTTTATATAATGCTACTTGATGACCTCTTACCGGTTCTATTGCTAGAACCCATTCTATTTCGATAATAGGCTCTCTTGTTTTAAAATAATTTCCATTTAAATCTTGCTTTACTATTTCCCTCATTTCTCTAATGAATGCACAAGCTATCCCTGTTTTATCCGAAACCAATCCTATATCAATATGTATAAACCTAGCTTTTCTATTCCTTAAAATAGATTGAATATCAAGATAATCAATTATTCTTTGACTTCTGTCAAAAAAATCTAATGTAATCACTTCTTTTGTAACTGGATTTATTTCATTTAAAGCGTCTGATATTTTTTCAGAAGATGAAATAAAATTAAATGCAGAAAGAGAACTTACACCTGCAATATCTCTAAGCGAATTCATTAAATCTTGTTGAAAAGACATTTCAAACTCTATAGGGACATTTATTACTTTATTTTCAGGAATGTTTTTTAATTGATCTGTTTCTGTAACAATAAAAGCATCTGTATTAGCATCACCAACAAAAACTCTAAAGGTTTCGCCGCTGTATAATCCTAAATGTTTCTTTGCTTCCCAAATAGCATAATCAAAGACTCTAACAGACGGATCATTTCTACATGTTTCAATATGTTGTTCAATAAAAGACCCTTCATCTGTTTTTGATGAATCAATCCAAATATGACCGGGCATTGAACCGCCTGCTTGCATAAATCGTGATTGCATTCTTCGTAATACATTTGTGAAGTTATCTTTTGCTTGATTTGTGTTTTTATTTTGAAAATTAATCTCTGATAGAATTGCACCAACAACAGCAACACCTAGAATATGGGCTGGTCGCGAACCGAACCCAACAGATATTTTATTGCAAAACAAAGATGAATCAAGTGATTTTTCTACTTTTTCTTTAAAAAAAGGAGATACCATAACCCAATCAATTAATTGGTTATATAAAACTGATTCTGCCAATGATTTATTGGTATTAATTAAAACATACTGGATTTCTGTGGATTTTATTAATTTAAAATAATCATGAGGATTTTCTAAGTGCAAAATTTTACAAAGATCGTATAATGTTGCAGCTAAACTAAACGTTGATTTTCCTAGTCCAATCGCTCCAGTTATTATTATTTGCAAATATGGTGAATAGTACGGGTTAGGGAATATTTCTCGTAATGCTTCACGCCATATTGGATAAAGAATACTTTCACCTGTATTCTCGTTTTTTAATATTTTACCAAGATATTTTTCATCATCTAAAAATTCATCTATGTAAGGTGGAGGACTGGCATAACCGCTAGTCCTCGCCAATACATCCATAGCACCTTTATGACCATAATCTTTAACCAATGATTCTAAAACTGAAATATCATTGTATAATTTATTGTCAGGTAATGTCTTGATATTGTTCATTGCTGTTTTTCATCTTCCCAAGCATTAGCAACAAATCTTTTGCTGCTTTTTTAGCTTCTTCATTACCTTTGATTTCTTTGTTTTCAATAATTAATGAACGCAATTGTAATTCTAAATTATCCCAACCGATAAATGAACTTGTGTTTTTTACATATTGTGCAGCACTATTCAAAGCATCTACACTTAATTTATATAACTCTAATACTTTTTTTGATTCTAATTCTTGAATATATTCTGGACTGAAGATTTCTTGCTCAAACAATGATACAGCACCTATTAAATGCGCTATTCTTTTTACATTCACTTCAGCAAGCCCTGTAAGCGCAAGTCTAAAACCCAACTCTTTTGTTTTTATGGAATTTATCGGTTGAAGAGATGAGTCGTTAATTAATTTTAATGCGTTTTCTATCGTTTGATTCTTATAATCTTTTGATAAAATTAATTCTGTATTATCCATATTAAGAACTATTCATTTGTGAAATTGTTTTTTCTAGTTGACTAACACGTTTCGTTAATTCCAATATTTGAGAATCTTTTTCCTTGATTTCTGAAATAAGTAGATTTATTTGGTCATTTCTTTTCCGTAAAATACTATCTTTTTCATCAAGTCTATCTCTTAATTTTTGATTTTCATGCTCAAAATCAAGGACTTCCTGTAGTCTTGTTTTAAGTTCTAAGGTTTCATCTTGACACTCTTCTCTTGATTTTTCTAACGATTTTACGCGCTCTATTAATCTATCATGCTCTTTAGATAATTGCGAATAGAAATCTGTTTCAGCTTTATATATTTTACTATCCCTATTGGAATATTTAAAATATTGATAAATGGCAGCAATTAAAAGAGTTATTATAACAGATAATGTAGCTGCAACATCTATGTCTGTTGAGAATTGAAAATTAGATGTTGATTCATTATTTGCCACCTCTATAACATTATTTGTAGGTGTTTTATTAGAATTAAAACCGCTAGAAAGCATTGTATTTTCCATATTTTGCCCTCTTCACGATACACTATTTCTATAGATTGATAAACCATATCCGAATTTACAGTGATTATTTGAAAAAAACCTTATTCAAAACACATGTAAATTAGGAATTAACTTTATGATGGTATCTTGCGCTAAAATCGCTCTGATTCAATTTTGGTTTTAGGATGTATGAATCTATCGTTTTAGAATTATAATAAAATCTAGCTTTTCTCTTATGCGTTAAATCCTAACCACCTGCGGGCTTGCGTCTATGCCGCCCGCTGCGGAAGGATAAACGCTCGTGAGAAATTTACACTTTGAAGTTATATTGATAAATTGTATTGTTAATTTATATATTAAAAAGTTAAATTGAGAAATTGGTCGGTGAAAAAAAAATATAAGTCCATCCTAGTAACCACGACCCAACGCTATCATCTCCTAACGCGCGCACTTTTTGTAATTCGCTGAAATTGAAAATGAATATCGGTTTGCTTGTTAAAATATCATTAATTTCCTAGAATCCGTAATCAGACACGCTTGATATGTAGGTTTGTTTTAAATGCGATTCTATGGGATTTAGATTTTAATGTTAAATTCACGATGATTCTTGGATTTCGCTTTACAATCAATTAATTATGGAAGTTGCACGCGTTAGGAAGTAGGTGTGGGATGGTGTTGGTGGGTGATCATAAATATATTTTTTTTCACCACACTACTTCTCAATTTAACTTTATCAATATATAATTTAATAATACAACTTAACAATATAACTTCAAATAGAAAATTTCTCACGAGCGTTTATCCTTCCGCTGCGTGCGGCGACCGCACAAGCACGCAGGCGGTTAGGATTTGACGCATAAGAGAAAGGCTGAATTCAATTATAATCCTAAGACGATAGATTCATACATCCAAACTCTAAAATTGAATCTATCGTCATTCAGAGTGTTACAATGTGCGATATGAATTATAACGTTGACATGGTGCAACCGATCCGTTATAATACTTCGTATGCCACGATTGCATCGTGTCAATACTTCGTACAACATGATAAAAAAACCTCATGTTATAATTGCATGTGACACTACGTTACAAAAATTTAAATGGTGACTTATGTTAGCTCAAGATATAGTTTGCGTCTATCAGTCGTGCAAAGGAAAGAGTTTAAAACAAAAATTTGTTGCTTTATGTTTTAAATTGGGGGATTGCTGTCGAAACACAACAAGATGAAAATTTTGCATACGATGATTATATATCATTGATTTCTCTAAGGACTCGTTATGATTTGAATGTAGCGTTTCATGAACTAGCGCATATAATATTAAATCACAAAGAAAATTCAATAGCCAATGAAATTGAGGCTGATCTATTGAGTGATCGTATTATTGATTTATTATTTGGGAATGGCAAATCTTATTTATTTGGAGGTAGAAAATATAACACTGATAAATACGTGGGGACTTATAGTATGAACAAACTGTTGAAGTTTGCAAATTATCATGGGATACCTATTGATGACGGAATCATCGAATATGCAAAGGTATTCGCGAAATTGGATTACTTTTCTTAAGCATGGAAATGGTGTCAAAAATGAAATTATGTTTACATGTCGGGATGCCTATTTATACACTAAAGGGTGATAAATTGTGTACATTAACAATACATTTGATAAAAAAGATTGGTAAAACTGAATATGTAAAATGCGTAGAGGCAACAACTGGTAAAAGTTTTACAATTGTTAATGATGAGGCGGCAAGTGAGAAGTATTTTTACAATATTGCAGGTGCGACTGCTCTGTTGAAAACTTTTCACAAAAAATATTGAATAACAAAGCTAGATATTGCGTTTAATACTTTTCCAATATCTAGCTTTGTTTTAAATTTCAATTTCCGCCTCTATATAAGCGATTTCACGACCTATTGATAAACTATATACATTTTTTGGTAAAAATATATTATCATAAGGTATTTTTTTTGTGTATTTATTGGTAATTTCTAATTTAGAAACACTCAATTTATCTAATAATAAATTTAATGCGTATTCTGTAGATTGCATCTTAAATTTATTGTCTTTGATTTTTTTGAATGTAACCAAATCATATAAATTAACCCCTATCTTTAATTCAATGTCGAGTGGCGGTTTTATTGGGTGTGTATTATTATAAACAACTGAATTATATAAAACATCTACAAATTCACTAAAATAACGAGCATCAAATTCAATCTCGCCTGCGTCATGTGTAAATGAGATGGTTTTATGTGGGATATTGTGTGCATTTAACTCTATATCGCAATTGTATAGATTTAATGCGGCTAATTGCGATGCTGTATTTTGTATTCGAGAATTAACATATAATCTCTTTAATTTTTCAACATTTCCCTTTAAATAAATAACGTCACCAAATGCAGATGATATAGTTGCATTCGTAACTGCATTATTTTGCATTTCTAATATGTATTTATGGACATTCTTAAACGATGAATAAAAAGAATTAAATAGTGACTCTGCTTTTTCGATATCCCCCTGCAAAAAATCTCTTGCAAAGTTTTCTGTTTTTTTTCCATATAACAGCGAAAAAGATGCTATTTTAGCTAGACTTCTCTCTTCATTAGTAACATCATTTATATTTTTATTGAAAATATATGCAGCAATGAATTTATGGATATCCATGCCATTTTTAAATGCTGTCAACAAATCATCGTCTTTTGAAAGTGCTGCCAATACTCTGAGTTCAATTTGGCTGTAATCGAAATGACACACCAAAAAATCGTTTCTTGGGGTATATATCCTTCTAATTTCAGTATTTGAGGGGACTATATGAAAACCAGAATCCCAGCGTCTAGTTTCAGTAGAATTAGCTGTAAAACGTGTATTTAATAAATATGTGTTTTTTTCATTTCCATCATATTTTCCATATCGAATTTGAGTCGAATCATTTGTAGAATTTATTGTGCTATAAACATTATTTCTACCAAGATTTCCATTGATAAATGTTGTTATTACATGGTCTATTTTTTTATAAGCCTTTACATAAAACAACAATTTAAATCTATTATCCCATGTTTCTATCATGTCGATATTAAAATTATCTGCATATTTTTTATATGCCATGTAAAAGAAGTATAGATTATCTTGTGATATTGAATCATAAATCGACTGATATTTATTGATTGAAGCCAATACTTTTTTGGTTATATGCGTATTTTCTTCACCCAGAAAGGCGATAATATCTTGCAATGGCTTATTTAATATAAAGCAATATTTTGTATAAACACCTTCATAAATTAATTGTTTTTCAATCCAATAAATTTTGGCTATATTATCTATCTCATCACATCTAAAAACAGAATAAAATAATGTAGCACCATCTTTAGTGTTTAAATTCAATATCTTTTTTAATTGCAAATGTTCATCGTAAATATCTGATTTCTTTATTTCAATATTGATATTTAAGAGATTTATTATCTGTAGCAAATATTCATTTCTTTTTTTGCAATATACTTTTTCTATTTTTGATGCAATACCCTCATCCCATCCAATTGCATTTGATTCTAAAATACATGACAAATATGATTGTTTGATAAAATACTGATATGGTTCACTGTGTTTTTCATATAACAGTTTTTTTAATTTCAAAATAGAAATGGGTGTTATTTGTTGACAATTACCAATGCTTAGATAAAGCATTAGTAATGTAGATATTTTTTCTTTTGTATTTGATGGGTTATCTATTGATAATAATACAGACACATCTTGTAGTGGTAATTTCTTCTTTGTTAATCTCCAATAAATAGACATTTCTTTTTTTATGTCATGTATCCATGCTTTACCTGTACTTAACAGGTTTTCAATTGCAGTAAGCTCATTGTCATAAAAATCCCTATCAACAATTATCTTGAATTCTTGTTTATGAGTAGCAAACCACAAACATTCTATTTTGAATTTATCATCCCATGAATAAAATTCATTAGTGATTGTCACCAATGCAACATCTGTCTCTCTCATTAATTGTGAAACAATATTTAATAAACCATCTAATTTTAGCTCAATACAACCCTCTATCGAGTCATTATCTCCATTAATAACAGATATATTATCGCATAGAATATATTGACTATCGTTTGATAGTGTATTATATATCTGCTTATCCAAAACAAAAACCTTTTTAAAAGGTCTTGTTTCGCTAAAATCATCTGTAACACAATAATTAACAATCTTTTTATTGGCAGAAATTCTAATATCTTTAAATTCTTCTGAAAACTGAAATTCTGAGACATCTTCACATAAAAAACATATCTCAGAATTTACACCGTGTTGTATTAACACTAATTATCTTCCTTCAGTGCTTCTTGAATATATTTTGGCAAAAGATGCTGAATTTTATTAATATTGCCGTCAATAACGTGTGTTATCGCTGAGTCTTCTTTATGACGCACACTCCGACCACATGACTGCGAGAATGTTCTCGCAACTTGAATCAAATACCACACATAAGATAATTCCATTTTCTTTTTAATCCATTTATCACCAAGATTTGCAAATGGCATCTTAAATATTATTTGAAATCTCGATAGATCATCTGCTAGATCAACACCTTCCGTCATTGAAGGGGATAATAAAATTCCGTTTTTTGTTGACTTTAACTTGTTAATATTAAATAGTTCTCCTCTTTTTGGTAAGATAAAACGTTTAGCGTGCCGCGATTTTGATTCAATTAATTTTTGATTTGAATATGAAACAGTGTGGATAAGCCCACGATCCTCAATATGAAAATCAAGAATTTCATCCATTTTTTGTATGTATAAGTCAACTAATTGAGAGAAATTACCATTATTTAACCCTTCCAAATTATGTAACATAATGAGTCGATTTTCAACAGGAAATGGACTGCTCAAACAATCAAAACCAAAATTGGTAATCCCCAAGTTTGCTGCAAATTCTTCAACACCACAAATCGTTGCGCTCATTAACAATACATATTTGCTGCGATCAAACAATATTCTCGCAATGTGTCGAGGCTCTAATGGCTTCAATATCGCTTTTACAAGGTCTTCACTGCCATTATTTTCAATGCTATACATCTTAATATAAGATGATGGATTTGATCTAAAAATCTGCAACAAAACCTCTAATCTTTTCAGATATTCAATATGCGATTTACACTTAGACAGGTGGTCTTCTTTACCAGAAAAGATTAGTGTTGTTTTGCTACCACGTTTATGTTTTAAAATTTCAGATGTTAAACGCTTATACATTAATCCGATGTTATAAATAAAATCATCAAGAAAAAACAAATTCTCAGTCTGACCTGAAATATAACTTCTCATCTCTAAAAATCCCCTACGAATTTTAGATGCAGATTCATTGTCAACTTGAATTTTTTTCATGTATTTAAATAAACCATTGACTTGCTCTGACTCCAATTCAATTGAATAATGTGTGCAAATTAAACTCTCCATGTTATGAGCTTCATCAGCTATCAGTAAATTACTATTTATTTCTGCATTCATTAAATAGTAAGCATAATTAGTAATCCCTGTCGGTGCGTTAATAAATGCGTTAAAAGCATTAAAATAATCACAACGTCCTATTGAGGGACATGACCTTCCGCCACAATCAATATCGTTATAATGAGTAGATGCAGCACCCTTAAACAAGGATATTGCACAATCATAATGCTTTGAACTTTCGATATTTTTCATATCGTCGAAATCAGAAGAATATTGTCGTTGCAATAATCGGTTGCATGTAATAATTTTACTGTTTGGTACAGTGAAATAATTAATAACATTTGCAACAGTTTTAGCAATAACTGATTTTCCAATACCTGTTGGGGCTTCTAGTATATAGAATTTATTGCCGTCTATTAAGAAAGAAGATAGAATCTTCATAATAATTTGAAATTGACCATCATTAAATTTCTTGTGTGATGGAAATTTCAATTTCACCTGTTCTTCAATTTCTTCTAAAGTGATAGATTGGGCGAAGTCGCTCATTGATAATATGACCTTTTAAATTAAGTTGTGTTGTCGATAGAGTTGCATATTGAACTATATGGGCAGTACATACAACTCTCATTTGCTCTGCCGACAATTATATCAGAAGGTGAAGTTGAACGCAATATTTTCTCGCATTTATTTATCATAAACTTAACAAGCGTGGGTTCATATTCAACTGTTCTCACCTTAATATCAGATGTATTCTTATTGTAGGCTATAAGAAATGAAGGTTTGTAATTATTCTCATAATACATATACATATTAAGCTGACACCAATAAGAAAAAAACAATGATTTGATATTCCCATCGCAAAACATTTCAAACTTATTCTGATTCATCGTTTTTATATCGAATAAACGACATTCACCATTAATCTTAACCAAACCGTCACAATGCCCACGAAATCTATTTGCAAAATCAGTGTATGTATTTTGCTGACCTGATATTCTCAACCCGCCACTATCCATTAAATGAATAACTTCTTGCTCTAAGATATGCCCCATCCTAAAAATTCTATGCAATTTATCTGCCGTTTCTTTTTGAGTGATTTCAATTCCATTATATTCTTCTATTTTATTGAATTTAAACCACAATAATCTAGGACAATTGCTAATTTCAGACATTCCCAAATAATGCTCTCGCTCATAAGAGAGTATCTTTATTTCTACAGGCTTATTTAGCCTACTTCCTTTGTTTATAGCATTTTCAATAATTTGAGGATCGCGATTTATTACTAACATTTAGTAGCCATTTATGAGTGTTTTCTTTGTATTTGTCATACAAATCTTGATTTAATTTGCTTTTATATCTTAAAAACTCTTCTGGGTCTGGTTGAATATCGTCTATCTTTGGAAAAACGATACTGTTATGCTGAGAAACAAAAGGAAACAGATTTATAATGTTTTTTATATTTTCCTTATTCAAATATTCGTTATCAAAGGCACAATATATTTCCTCAAATTCAAAATTCCTTAATATATCCATTTGATAATCTGTGATTACCGAACCCAAAACAGCGAATGGATTTGGATAACCCATTATCCTTAATGCAATAGCATCAAACACGCCTTCGCACAATGTGATCGCATTTAATGATTGTACACTATTCACATCGAAAAGTAAATGATCGGGCGAATACGGTATTTTATCCCCAACGCTTGTATAATGCTTTGGTTTTAATAAATCCGTAAAACGCAATTGAAATTGAAACACCTCACCATTAAACAAAAAAGGAATAAAGATTGCATCTCGATAATACTTCGCACTCTTTAGCCCTAAAAAATCAGAAATTTCTAATATAAACGGATTTCTATTTTCCAAATAGATTTTGTGTCTATCAATTAATGGTGTAATAATTATCTCTTTGTTTGATAGCTCTGCTTTTGCGAATGATTGGTGTGTCTTTTTTTGTATTATTTTTGTTGTTATTGTTGTTGTTATTAATGTATTGTCTGCAATCTTGACAGATTGATTCCCTGACAAGTAATCACTTGCATCATCTAATTCTTCTAATACACTCTTTCCTTGTACAAAAAAGGCAGTATGACAACGATAACACCATCCCTTCTTCAAAGCGTGATTAAACGATAGAGTTCCCTCGTCATCCGATTTGTTTATTTTTATGATGCAATTAGGACAGTAATATCTGGTAACATTGCCACTTGATTTAGATATTTTTAGTGAATTTAAATCTATATGTTTTGCTGTCTTTTTAATCTCTTTCATAATTCAATCAGTATATCATATATGCAAATCAGAGTCAACCAACAAATCACTAAGGATACATAACGCAAACGCACCGCTATTGTAATTTAATATAAATAGCGGTGCGTTTGATGTTACAATGAATTTAATACGCGAATGAAGTTATTTAATTCTGAATACTCTGGTGCTTTTGCTTTAGCTTGAGATTCGTTTGTTTTCTTATTTTCACCCTCTATCACAACTCTCATTAATTTATAAAATATTTCTATCCAATATTGTTTTTTATCTATTAACCCTTGCAATATATCCATCGCAAACTCCCTGTATTTATCATCTTCATTTGGATATTTGTCAAGTAATTTTTGCATCAATAATGATTTATTATTTACATTGGTTTCTATAACTACAGGCAGAATCTTTAATAAGCTGCAAACACACGACACGGAGTCTTTTCTATTGAAAAAAGACGGATTCGCACTAACCCAATCGCTTTTTGTGTCGGCTCTACATCCACAACCACAACCTTCTTCCAATTTCTGTTGAGGTTTATTTCCAAATAAAACCCTTTTTATAAATCCAATTTCTTTTGGAAAATTAATATTCAAATTCATTATACCACAAACATGTTCTAAATCATATTGTTGATTTGTTTTTTTCGCATGATCATACACTGTTTTTATGAATTCCTTATTCTTCTTAAATTCTTTGATATTCGCAACATTATATTCCCATGCGTGCAATATGTATGATAATATTAATTGTAATGAAGGAAGTAGTTCAGATTGTTTTTCTGGATTAACCTCTCTTCTTATTTTTTCCATGTCTATTAAATTCAACTTTTTAAATAACGCATTAACCACAAACGCAAAATCATCATTCTTTATTTCCACGCCATTTGAGGGTTTGTGGGTTTTTATTTGAAAATATTTAGGGTACTCTTTAGTATCAATGCTACGAATTTGCTTGTCAATATCATTGAATAAATCCGAATATCGGTTATTTTGTTGTGGTTGTGGATTATCAACAAGATTATGTTGATTTCTTTGAGTTACCAAATCAATCAGTTTATCTGTATTTATTCTTACACCTAATTTATATTCCCATTCTAAAATTACATCGTATTTGTTTTGAAATTTATAAACTTCAAATGTGGCATCAACTTCATTGGATAGTTTATCATAACCACCAAATAAAGGAATTTCTAAGCCTGTTGAATAATCAACATATACAACATAGTATTTAGTATCATCTATTGCCTTAATTGATTTTTTCAAAAGCAGATTTAATAATCTAGCATTGTTTTTTATTTTCATTTTTGTTTACCATTTTAGTGATTATTTTCTTTTTGTATTATCTCCTTGCTATATTTTGGAAACTAAGATTAGACAAATTCTTGAGATAATACATTATTTTATATGAATTTATTGTTTTTGTCAAATTTGTATAAAATTTTTCAGTATAATGTGATAAAAAAAACAGTTGACTCACTGTTATAATAATGTTATGATAACACATCATCAATTCGATTGACACGATCCCCGCGACACGTTACAATATTGCATGTGGCACGGTAAAAAACACCGTGCCAATGTTGCACACGCCACGATTGCATTGTGTCGATATTACATACAACATGAAAAACCACTCATGTTGCTATTGTCACCACATCAAAAAGGAAAAAAAATAATGAACAAAACCGATCATGTAAAAACTTGGATTTTTGGTGAAACAGGTACGGCTATTTTCCTACAAAATAATGTATATTCTAAGGTATCACGTCGCAAACACACACCTGAGATTTGTAGCGGAAGAGAAATAGATTTGCAATTAGATATATGTAGAGAACCCATTTGTTTAACATACATTCCGCCATTACCTGTATTATTAGAACAACTGCGTCAGTTATATGCAAAATATACCTCACTTGTGTTTTTTCTTAATGGTATGGATAAAACATTAGGTGAAAAATTACAACGTGAATGTATTGGTCATGTTGATAAATTATTTGCCAACGATGATGTATATCAATTCGTGTGTCATAGGGTATTATACCACAAAACGACAAAAGAAGCTGATTTAGAAAATGCAATTATATACTCTAATACCAGTAAAACTAGGGAATTGTATATGCGGATTATGAATAACACAGAAAGTAAAACTTTGTTATTTGGGGAAGTAGGTCAGGCGTTTTATTGCGATAATAACCAATGGTTTAAGATTTCAGTGAGGGATGAAACACCATTGCAATGCAACCCAAGAGATATGAATATATTGTATGATGTTTGTTATGATTCCCCAGTTATTTATGATCATTTAATACCACCAAAAAAATTATCAAAAATGCTATTTGATTTATATGAGAAACATACGGCATTAGAATTCTTTTTGGATGGGTTAAATACTGAGTATGACAATCAATTACGCATTAATTGCATTAGAAATGTTGAGGAAACATGCAGGGAGAATCCAGATGTTTATAGTTTTTTAGAATCGAGGGTTTTGAATAAACCGAAATTACCTGATTTTTGTGGTAAAGATTTTGCTATTGCATCATCGGTTTCTGATGACATAAGAAAACTATACACACAAATTAACTAGAAAAAGGTCGCTATATTGGCATGATATAGCGACCTTTTTTTTAAAGTAATATTTTCTTCATTAATTCATAGTTTTTCAGAAAACTTTCTATACTATCTATCTTAAACAGTATTCTCTCTGATAGGTTGATAATTCTATCAATATCAACCGCTTCTTGTTTTAGAAAGCTATATATTTTTGCTTTCAATTCATATATTTCATTAGTCACGGTATTCAATAAAATACCATTATGAAAATTCAATATATCTTCATTTTCTTTTGTAAAAATAACAAAATAATTTTCTAGTAAATCTATATCTGCAAACATAACCAATGGTTTGCCTTGATCATATTCATTTTTGTAATTAAAGAAATAGTTGTTTATTCTTCTCAGGATTTTTTTTAAATTTTCGTTGTCTTTCATGTCGTTTTATCTGTAGATTATTGATATATTTTCCGTTAAAGAAAACTTAGCGTTCTTGCTTGCTAGAAATAATTTCATTTTACCATACAAATCCTCCAAATCAGATATTAGAAATTCATAATTTGAGTCAATATAATCAATGTATTTAAAAATATATCCCGCTACCAATTCAACATTAATGATATTTGCATCAATAATTAAGTTCTCAAAATTATTAAAAAGAGATTCACTATATTCTCTCTTTAATTGTACGTTATACAATTCCAATAAATTGTGATTAACAATTTTGCATTTTTCCGTAAAATCTGCGTTGTGGATTTGCTGATTTTTTATGTATGATATAACTGAGCTAACAATATATAAAAAATCAGTGTATTCTATATTGCTTCTATAACACCTTAATTCCTCGTAACTTTTTCTATATAAATTCATACCGTTATTCGTCAATTATTTTCGATTGATTTAATCTTTCAATTGCCATATTAAACATTTTCATGTACAATTCGTAGGGTACTTCTTTGCTTATTTTATAATCATACACGCCCGTTATAGATGATAATACATTATCATCCTCTTTAAAAAGCAAAAAAAAACCACCACTTGTAATTGGTATAAACATAATAAACCCTTTAAATAGTTTTAAGAATTACAATTATATTAAATCCGCTTGATATATACTTACTCACTAAGAGAACAATATCATCTTTGATTTTATCATTGAAAATTTCAACTATAATTTTAGTTTTTTCTTTTTTTAAGATTTTCACATTAAAACCTCGTTTAAAACAAGAACGCAATTCTTTAGTTATAACACCTTTTATTGTTTTCAAAGAAGTATTGCCACTATTTAATAGTGTATATATTAACTCTAAATACAAAAATGTGCTTCTTACACCTTCCTTGTAATTAAAGGAAAGAATCTTAACTGGTTTTTGCAAACAATTTGATAGTATTAATTCATACCATATTACTGAATATGGAGTGCAACCTGATTTTTCAGCATATTTTAAACTGTCATTGAAGTTGCATATAATACCGATATCGTCTGCTTCTATCTTGAGATATGGATTGCTTTCTTCTTGTTTTTCAATCTCGCTATCATCTCTGATTATTACTGATTTTAATGGTATATTTCTATTAATACTTTTTTGTAAATACATGTATGTTGCAACAATTGAATTATACAACTAATGTAGATAGATAATCTAAAGTGCTTCTTGCTATACTGCTTTGATTATCTGATGGTTTTTGATTTATATCTTCTTGTTTATATTTGAAATTTGCACCATATTCCATATCGTTACAATAGCCTAAAGAATGCAGTATCGGGATTTGATGTTCTAATCTGTCGCCAATATCAGTTCTATACATCAATGAGTTTGGAATTTCTATGGTTTTCACTAATTTATATGCTCTATCTTGGGATTCTTGAACAGAACCTCCTACTCCAACACAACACATAATAAAACCGCCTGTTGTTGCAAATTCATTTACTTGTTGTATTTTGCCGTCGATAATTTCAGGCACTTTAGTTTGCATAGCCAAAAACAATTTAATGAATTTTCTATTTTCTTTTGTTATTCCAAAAATTGGTATCCCAACCTGTTGTTCAACTGGTATTTTATCATAAGGATAATCTGGTTGCGATAAAACAACACATGTAGCTACACTTTCATCTACTCTCAGTGTATCTTTACCTTGAGTTAAATCCAATAAAAACTGAGCAGGATCGCCTTTGTGTAATGTGCTTTGTAATGCAAATGTTGGATATCCGAATCTTGTAGTAAATTCTAGTGGATATGCTATCCCCTCATTGCTTACAATGCAATTTACATCTATATATCCAATATATTTTATTTGCTTTAAATAGCTCTCTATTTTAAATAGAACGGATTGAGCTAGTTTTGATTTAGCACCTAAAACATATCTGCCCACTGTACCCTGCTCGTATGTAGCAACACCCAAATCATCATTCATGAGCTTTTTAAATTCAAAATTTTCAAACACATATCTTGAAAAACCTGATTTATAACTAAACCAACTACCAACAGCCATTTCCACTCCTTTAATAAATTTCTGCAAATAAAATTGCGATGGTAGTTTGCCTAGTTTTTCCCAATAACTCAACATAAACAACAAATCTTTATTATTTCTACTGACATACGTCATGGATTTATCAATAGTTTCGCCGGGCGGTTTAAAAACAAATCTTTGATCTGAATTATTGACAATATATTGTTCGCATTCATACTTAGTATTGAATTTTTTACATGGAATAGTATTGAAAATATTATATTGTTTAAGAATATCAATCCCAAATTCTCTATCGGACTCTAATTTACTACCCAAAGAACCCGCACCAACAACTGGATAATTGCCCGATATCAACTTATCTACAAGTTCATTTTTGTAATTATTTGTAGCAAATAAAATCAAATCCTTACCTTCTAACTTATCTTCCCATGAAGAAGATATTTCCAATAAACCGCTACCTGTTAAATTATTTCTATCTGTACTTTCGATATAATATGTTATGTCATGACCAATTGCCATGCAAGACAATGCAAAATCCAATAAATTGTAATTCTGGGGATCAACAATTAATATTTTCATTATAAGCTACTCCATTATTGGTTACGCAACATATAATGATTATATGTTTTTTCTAAGTTTTTAATCATATTGCAGTAATACCATTTATAATAAAATAACCATTGCAGCGAATCAAACCAATTACTAAACAGATCATCCATACCAGAAATTGCATGTGCATTAATTTCATTCAGATAAACTGATTCATGTTTACCACGCTCTGAAAGGATTTTATCAATCTTTTTAGTATTATACTTTCCAATTTCACTATTTACTTTATCTCTATATTCACTGTCATGATAATACATCGAGTGAGCAATTTCATGCAGTATAGCGTCTGATTTTTTTGTTACATAAGCTATGACATACTCAACACTATTCATAGACTTTAAAAGTCTAACCAACAATTTCTCATGTCTATTCAACACCTTGCATTTTTTAACAAAATCAAATACTATTGTTTTTGGTATATTAAAACCATCCCAATTATTCATATAATCTATATCATATTTGTTTTTATATGAATCTATAATTTCTTCTAAATTATCTACAATAACGTCCTTAAAATCTTTAGATTCATAATATTCTTGAATTCTCGCAAAAGCATGTATGATTTCGGCATTATCTCTACCGAAAATAACAAGGGTTTTGCCATTATGCAATGTGTGTCTTTGTAATCTATCGTCCATTAAAATCTCCCAAAAAATAATTATTGAAATTAGCAATGAATAACAATTCAACTATTATCTAGGGTTTAAAACACAACATTATATATGCTTTTTTTATCAAAGTCAACTTTGATTAAAGAATCCGAATAAGGAAAATTTTGAGCATGAGATATGATAAATACGTGATTAGCATCAATTAATTTTATTGATTGCAACACCTGCTCTGTATCAGAATCCCCTAAAAACTTAAATGTCTCATCAAATGCCAAAACACCAACCTTTCCTAATATCCCATATAGCTTTTCTAGTATTGAAATATCTATTATGGTTTGCTGACCGCCGCTACACATATCATACTTTATCCACTCATTATCTACTTTAAAATCAATATCGAAATCTGGTCTTACATCACCGTTTGTTAATTTTTTAATAGAACGAACATTAATATGATTGTTTGAGAATATTTGGGATAACTCATTTAAAATCGACAGTAGAATCTCACCTTTTGGAGAAAACAATTCTAAATATTTCGACAAATCCACTAGATTAGCCTCTTTTATTGCAAGAGAGTGCTGAGTATCCTTTAGAGTTGCCTCATCTTTTTCTATTTTTTCAAGTGAAATCTGATATTTGTTTTTTAATATAAGCAACTGATTAAAGCCAGCATTTTCCTCCTTCAACTTCATCACTTCTTGGTAGGCATTTATCGGCTGTACATTATGCTCTTCACAAACAGCAAGAATTTTGTGTTGTAAAGCCTCTATTTGGTTTTCAGAAGTAGTTATAATATCTTTTGCAACAGCTAACTTTCTTTGATTGTTTTGTTGTTTTATGAAATTATCTTCTTCTGCAAGAATCAACGAAATCTTATTGTCAATTTCAGATATAAGTGATTTAATTTTGTAATTTTTTAATTCAACACTGTCTATATCAATACTTTCTACAGCTTTTTTACCTTTTTCCAATCTGTTTTCGTTTTCTGAAATACTCAAATCTGTTTTTTGTTTTAGAGATTCTATTTCTTCTGCATTTAACGAATGTCCGCAAGCATGACATTTTGATTCTTTTAAGACATCTCTTTGTTTTTTTAAAATATCAACATTTAACTGAATTTTATTGATTTCATTTTTATATTTTTCTAATAATTTTTGTCTGCGTATTAATTCCGATGTCGATTCTTCTAGCAAAGACAATAAGTTATTTTTTTCTAATAGTAACGGTGTTTTATCCGTTGATTTTGACAATAACTGCGGCAAATCAGACAATGATTCAACAATTTTACGATTAATCTGTTGCTGTTTAGAATGCGATTCTGTTTTTTCGTTTAACTCTATTATCAAAGAATAAATAGATATTAATCTCAAATTATCTGCAATTAATGATTGATAATCAATATCACTATTCCAATGCGCTATCTGCTCTTTTCTTGCATTTATTGTCGCTGTTTTACTGTTTATTTCATTTGAAATTAAACTAATCTCATTTTTTAATTTAGCGACATCATCAACAACTAATCTATATATCTTATCTAATATATCTAAGTTTAGAATGTCAGATATTAAAGAAACGCGTTCAGAATAAGAATAACTGCTTAAAAAACCTTCTCTACGCTGATTAAAGAAAAAAACATTAAATAGCTTTAAAAATCTTAAATTATTTGAAATATGACTTTTTATGCTGGATTGATTTTCAGACTCAATTAGTTTGTTGTTAATTTTATATATCAAGTAACCGCTATTTTTGGCATAACCTCGCTCAATATAATGTGTATGCCCTTGATACGCTATCTCAATAGACACGCTCATTGATTTTGAATTCAGCTTAACCAAGTCCTTCAGATTGATAGAGTCTTTTGCATCTAAGAAGACATACCTAATAGCATTAATTAATGTTGATTTTCCACTGCCAACATCTCCCTGTATCAGTGTAATACCTTCTTTTGGTAAGAACTTTAAATATTCAACAGATCGAAAATTCTTCAATTCAACAGAATTGATTGTAAAATCGCAATCAATAAAAGACTCAATCCCATCTTTTATTTTATTAAAATAATATGAATGAATTGCTGACATATTAAGTTGAGTCAACGCCTACTATTATATAGGACGCTTCTCGATTAAATCCGTGCATGAGACTTTCACCTCACACGGCTCCCGAATTTGTTAGGTTTATCAGACCTTTGCTATACGTGGAGTGGATTTCTATGTGACATGAGCGATGTATTGCTATTAAGTTTTTAGGCTTGTTGTCACTGTGATTTCCATTTATATGGTGTAATTCAACTGGTTGTTCTCCCGTTAAGTACATACCACATTTTCCACATTTATTACCCTGCTTCTTTAGTGCTTTGGCTGTTTGATTATCGTACAGTTTGGAATTTCTTGCTGACCAATACATCATATCGCCGTCATAAGGGGATTTATTTCCTTTCACACTTACAAAGCTAAACAAGCTATAATCTACTGTTGGAAATGCTTTTTGTATTAGACTGTTCGTCTGATACACTGCTGCATTCTTATTTTTATGCAGTTGTTTCCACGTCCATTTGTTTAAATTCCATAGTCCGTTATTTCCTGTCATATCACAGTATTTATGGTAGTTTCTCCAGCCACGTATAATTGGTGCTAGTTTTACTACCTTTTCACTTGTTGGTAATCCGCTTTTAGTGATTAGATTTTTCACTTTCTTTGTCAATTCTTCTCTGCTTTCATTTGTAGGATAGCAGGTTAATTTGCCATTGGGTTTGTTAATAAACGTCCACCCAAGAAAGTTAAAACCTTTGGTTGTTGGTGTTACCCGTGTTTTCTCTTCATTTATTGTCAATCCTCTTTCAGTTAAGAATATTTGCAGCTTGTTTAGTATCGCTTTTTCATCATCGGTTGGTTTTAGAAATATTACCACATCATCTGCGTATCTTATTGATGGGTGTATGTTTTCTATACCGTTTAATGCAATGTTTGCTAACAGCGGACTAATTATTCCACCTTGTGGTGTGCCTTGTGATGGGAATTCAGGGTTTATTCCAGCTTTTAGTGCTAGTTTTATTCCTTTTATCGCCCATTTTGGAGCTATCAGTTTTTCCAGTATTGATTTATGTTCGATTTTATCGAAGCATTGAGATATATCTAATTCCAATACACGTTTGTCTTTTCCATTGGAGTTGCTTCTCAGGTTGACAAACACGTTTTTCTGTGCATCGTGTGCACTTCGACCTGTTCTAAACCCGTAACTTCTTTCATGTAAAGTGACTTCATGTGCTGGTTCTAGTGCCAATTTCAGAAGGCATTGATAAGCTCTATCTGAGATTGTGGGAATTTTTAGCATTCGAGTTTTACCATTCTTTTTCTTGATTGGGATTTCTCTGAGTGCTTGATGTTTCCATGTTTTCCACATTCTCAATCTTACTATCAATTCCATTCTTTCTTTTGGTGTTAATGCTATTATTCCATCAATACCTGCTGTCTTTTTACCTTGATTCAATTGTGTTACTTGACGTACTGCTATTATCTTTGCTGATTGAGAGTTGAGCAACAACTTTTGGAGTTTACGTGCTGACCGTAAATCACCTCTAGCGGTAGCTTTATAAATTCGCTTTTGCAACTTAAAGACTGTTATTTGAGCAGTCTTGAACTCACTATGATTAGTAATCATGTGTCTAATTCCATTGTTGTTAGTTTGCAAATTCATTCTCAAATCCTTGTCTCAATTACGAGACATCTTACCCGTCTTGAGGGATTCCGATTCTCATCTATCCTACTGATAACGACCAAGTTACCAGACCTTTCAGACGTTTTTATTTGTTCCGATGTGTAACCATTTTGTTCTTTTAGATGCTGCCATTTTCCCCATATCCTACTCAGCATTGCTAGTATCTGATTAATAATCTAGCGAGTATTGGATATTCTATAGTTTTTGTGTTTCACCTTTTATATCTATAGTGATGTTGGAGACTTTTTCAGGCAATTGTTTGTACACCATTTCATCATGAGAACTAAGCTAACGGCAGTGTGGGCTTCAGGTGAGTCCTCTGATTCCGTCCTATTCCCAGCTTCAGCTTGATAGAATTGAGCTATCTCCCTGTGGGTAGGT